GACACGCGCCACCACTCTATATATGTGTTAATCAATAGTATCCTACACACACTCAGGAGTTATCATGCCTAAGAAGATTGCTAAGAAAGAAGATGTTATATTAAAGATGGTATCTGATGGTATAGCGGTAAGTGATATATGTAGGGGTATGAGTATTGGTAGGTCTACGTTTTACAGGTATCTTAGTGATAATAAAGAGATTAAGGAAGCGTATGAGATAGCCAAGAGTGGTTATTCATCTGAGTTTAGAAGTAATTATGAGAATTTACTTATTGGTGCTGTAACTGGTACAGCGAAGGTAGATGTATTAGCATTAAGAGAGATGGGGACTCATAGTAGGTGGTTAGAATCTCATTGTAACTCTGAGGAGTTTGGGGAGAAAGCCAAGGCTATGATGAGATTAAAAGTAGATGATACTGAAGTAACATTTGCATGGGAAAACGATGGGTCAAGTAACAATACCGTATAAGCCTCGTGCGTCTCAAGCTGAAATGCATAACAGCCTAAGACGCTGGAATGTTTTAGTCATGCACAGACGTTTTGGCAAGACTGTTTTTGCAATTAATCATTTAATTAGAGAATGTTTAACTTGTCCATTACCTAGACCAAGGGTTGCATTTATAGCTCCAACCTTTACTCAAGCTAAGAGAATAGCATGGGATTATGTAAAATATTACGCCAGTGTTATTCCAGCAATACAGTTTAATGAGACTGAGTTAAGGGTAGATTTTCCCAATGGTTCCAGGTTGATGTTGTTATCTGCTGAGAATCCAGATGCGCTTAGAGGTATTTATTTAGACTTAGCTATCTTTGATGAGTTTGGTATGCAGAATCCAAGGGTATGGGGGGAGGTTGTACGACCAGCCTTATCTGACAGAGAGGGTGCGGCTGTATTTCTAGGAACTCCTGCTGGTCATAATCATTTTTTTGATTTACTGCAACAGGCAAAGAGTGAGGTAGCAGATGGTTCTGATAAATGGTATTGGAAGACTGTTAAGGCATCTGAGAGTGGTATTGTAAAAGAAGAAGAGTTAGAAGCTGCTAAGAAGCAGATGACAGAGGAACAGTTTGAACAAGAGTATGAGTGTTCTTTTACAGCAAGTATTATTGGTGCTTATTATGGAAAATTAATAGCTGAAGCAGAAGATGATGATAGGGTTACAAAAGTGCCATATGACCCTTCATTGCCTGTTCACACAGCTTGGGATTTAGGAGTTAATGATGCAACAGCTATTTGGTTTGCTCAAGTCTTTCGCAGTGGTGCGGTACATATTATTGATTACTACGAGAATAGTGGGGTGGGTCTCGACCACTATGCGGAAGTTCTTAACAGGAAAGACTTCGTATACGGTAATCATCTCGCACCCCATGACATCGAAGTCAGAGAACTTGGGTCTGGTAAGTCGCGTTTGGAAACAGCTTTGTCGCTTGGTATCAGGTTCAAAGTAGTTCCTAGAATGAAAGTAGCTGATGGTATTAATGCAGCTAGAATGCTTTTACCTAAATGTTATTTTGATAGAGATAAATGTCAGGATGGCGTTGATATGTTAAGACAGTATCGCCAAGAATGGGATGATAAGAAAAAAGTATTTCGTGACCATCCAAGACATGATTATACATCTCATGCATCAGATGCCTTTCGTTATTTAGCAACTGGTATTGAAAGAGTAGGCGTTATGGTGCGACCACCACAACAGGCAGCAGTTAATGACTACAACCCATTTAAATTATGAAAGTTTAATAAGATTACTGGCAACAACAGATGGATATTGTGTTCAAGATATGCAATGGTTGTATAATTATATACAAGTGCCAATAAGCCAAGGTCAGTATATTACAGATGAGGAATGTAGTTTTTTTTGTACAATAGCTTTTCCAACAAAAGCACAGATACATGAATATAAAAAAAGGTGGATAATAAATCCAAATGCGTTTTATGAACAAGAAGATGATGTTTGGTTAGTAGATTTCATTGCAAGGAATAGATTTTTACCGTCTTTGAGAATAATAAAATCTGTGTTATCTTCCCTTGGGTACACACAATGTCACTGGTTAAGAGATAAAAACGGTAAAGTAGGATTACATAGGTGGTAAATTATGGGCAGTAAAAAAACATCTAAAGAAAGAAAAGAAGCTACAACTCCAAGTGCTTCATATAATCTTTCAAAAAGCAAGCAAACAGATGCCGCCTTTAGGCAGTTTTTTAATATAGGGGCTGATGGCAAAAGGGATACTGGCAGAGACACTCAGATGACAAGAGAGCGTCAGGAAAAAAGAACTAAGTCAGAAGCAGATAGATTAAGAGGCATTACAAATCTTAAACAAAGAAGACAAACAGCTACTGGCTCAGAATTAAAAAACCTTACAAGATTGCAAGATAGATTAGAAAAAGCTGCTCCAACTATTTCAAGAAGTATTTTTGCAAGAGAGCAAGGTAGGGCAAAGTCTTTTGAGGCATCTATGAGACCTGTATTTGATGATAAAGGTAATGTTATTGGTATAAAGTCAAATGACCCAAGCAGAGATGACAGTGGTAGATTAATAAAAGATAAAAAAGATAAACCATCAAGAACTATTGTTACACCAACACCAGCACCAGAACCAATTATAGAAGAAAACATAGATGTCACTGAAACTGCTATGATAGGTGGAAGTCAAAAAAGAAGAAGAGCCAAAAGATTTGGTGGTGCTGCGTCTAATGTTGAAACGTTGATTTCATAGGAGTAATCACATGAGTTTTTTATCGCCACCCCCCACACCCCCTATCCCAAAGCCACCACCAGTGCCAGAGCCAGTAGATGAAGCAAGAGCTGCGGCTATGTCAGAAGAAGCTTTCTTGGAAGAAAGAAAAAGAAAAAAGGGTAGGGCAGATACTATTGTAGCTGGTGCTTTGCAAAGTGATAAACCAGCAACAACAGGAACGCCAACATTATTAGGATAATCCAATGGATGATATAATCAAAGAATTGATAAAGCGTTTTGAACATACGTATTCGCAAAGAGATAATTGGGATACGCATTATCAAGAACTATCTGATTATATGCTTCCTAGAAAATCCGATATTGTAAAAAAGCGTTCTCGTGGTGAAAAGCGCATGGAGCTTATTTATGATGGTACTGCACTGCAATCTGTAGATTTATTATCAGCAAGTCTTCATGGTATGCTTACAAGTGGTGCATCTCCTTGGTTTCATTTAGATGTAAAAGACCCAGAGCTTAATCGCGATGATGATGTGCGTGAGTGGTTGCAAGATACCTCTATGCGTATGATACGAGCATTTAATCAATCTAACTTTGAAACAGAAGTACATGAAACATATGTTGACCTAGTTGTGTTTGGAACATCATGTATCTTTACAGAAATAGACGGAACTAATTTAAGATTTAGTACCAGACATATTTCAGAGTTTTATGTAACAGAAGACCAGTTTGGAATGGTAGATACTGTTTACAGAAAATATAAATCAAGTGCGAGTCAAGCAGTTAAAAGATTTGGTATAGAAAATGTTGGTGATTTCATTGCAAGAACGTTCGAGAAAAACCCACAAGAAGAAGTAGAAATACTTCATGTAGTAACGCCAAATGAAAATAGAGATGCAAGCAAAGCAGATAATCAAAACATGATGTTCTCATCTGTTTATATTTGTTACAAAAGTAAAATGGTTATTTCAATTAGTGGCTTTGAAGAAATGCCATATGCAGTACCAAGATTTCTTAAATCAACATCAGAGGTAATGGGAAGAAGTCCTGCAATGGTTGCATTGCCAGATGTTAAAATGCTTAACTTAATGTCAAAAACAATTATACAAGCTGCACAGAAAACAATAGACCCACCATTACAAGTTCCTGATGATGGGTTTTTACTTCCAGTTAGAACAAATCCAAGTGGCCTAAACTTTTATCGTGCTGGTTCAAGAGATAGAATAGAGCCATTAAATGTAGGCTCAAACATAAATATCGGGTTAGCTATGGAAGAGCAAAGAAGACAAGCAATACGTTCTGCCTTTTATGTAGACCAATTACTTGTTGGTGGCTCTCCTAATATGACAGCTACAGAAGTTGTTCAAAGGCAAGAAGAGCGCATGAGGGTAATTGGCCCTGTTCTTGGAAGGCTAATGAATGAAATGCTTCGTCCACTTATAGACAGAGTGTTTGGTCTTATGCTTAGAGCAGATATGCTTGCACCAGCACCAGAAATACTGCAAGGGCGTGATATTGATATTGAATATGTTTCTCCTCTTGCAAGAGCGCAAAAGTCTAGTTCTTTGAATAATACTATGAAAGCATTGGAAATACTTCTACCTCTTGCTCAAAGCCTACCTGTTGGAGATCATATAGACCCTGATGGATTGGTAAGGCATATAACAGATAGTTTGGGTGTTCCAAAGACTACTTTGAAATCACAAAGAGAAGTAGATGAAACAAGACAACAACGCGCAGCATTAGAGCAAGAAATGATGGAGCGACAGCAACTTAACGAAGATGTAAGTAATATCGCACAAGGCGCACAAGCTGTAAGAATGGTTAATAAATAATGAATGAAAAAGAAATAGAACAATTAAGAAATATGTACACGGAAGTATTTACAAGTGAAAATGGCGTTAAAGTTCTGCAAGACATTGCTAATAGATGTAATGCAAACGCCACAACATTTGTAGCAGGGGATGTAAATGCCTCTGCATTTGAAGAAGGTAAACGTGCTGTTTATCTTCATTTAACAAGAATGATTAATAAGGAGAAATAATGGAACAAGAATCAGTCGAACAGGTAGACCAGTCAACAACTACTTTGATGGAAACACCAGCAGAAGTAGCACAGGGCGGTTCTGGTAACGATTTTTTAAATATGATTCCAGAAGATTTACGCAATCACCCAAGTCTATCACCTATCAAAGATGTTAGTAATCTAGCTCAATCTTATGTAAATGCACAAAGACTAATTGGTGCAGAGAAAGTTCCACTACCAGCAAATCCAACAGATGAAGATTTGGATAGAATAGCTGATAGATTAGGTAGACCAAAAACAGCAGATGATTATAACATCTCTGTAGATGGTAACGTAATAACAGAAGATGTTGCAAATAGTTACAAAGACATTGCACATCAACTTAGGCTTACACCAGACCAAGCAAACGGTGTTTTAGAATATTATAAATCTGTTGTGCAAAACTCTACTGAATTAGCCACTAGTGAAATAGAAGCTCAAAGAACAGAGATAGAAGGGCAACTAAAAAAAGAATGGGGTCAGGCATATGACCAGAAAATAAAAGATGCTGGTAGTGTAGTATCGCAATTTGCATCACCTGAGATATTAGAAATGAGACTTGATGATGGTACTATGATTGGTAATCATCCTGAGTTTATCAAAGCTTTTGCTAATATAGCTGATTTTAGAAGAACAGTTACAAGTGAAGATACAATATCAGAAGGTACATCATCATATGCAATGACACCTGATGAAGCTAAAGCAGAGGCAGATGCTATTATGCGCTCACCAGAATACACCGATAAAAAGAATTATGTGGCAAGGCAAAGGGCAGTAAGTCGTGTAGCAGAGTTAATGGATATGATACATGGATGATGAAACACTTGTTCTTGCTAGAAATGAGTTAATATGTAACCTATTGCAAACTTGCGCAAATAGGGATATCTTAGATTTAAACCAGCTTGAACAAAAAGCAGACGTGCTTTGGGGCTGGGTTGTTAAGGGTAGCGGTGAAAGCCGTCCTGAAGACAATCGGAAAGACGATAGTTCTAAGGCAACTAAAAAGCCTAGAGGTGTCCGTAAGGGTAGCACATCACTATTAGTATAAACTTCAGCGTGGAAAAGGAGAGACAGAATGTCTTCACAAATCACAACTGGGTTCGTACAACAGTATTCTGCTAATGTGCAAATGCTGTCACAACAGATGGGTAGCCGCTTGCGTGACGCAGTTCGCATTGAGAATGTTGTTGGAAAGAACGCATTTATAGACCAGATAGGCAAAGCGACAGCACAGCTTCGCACAAGCCGACATGGTGATACACCACAATTAGATACGCCTCATGCAAGGCGTAGACTAAGCCTAGCTTCATATGAATATGCAGACTTGATTGATGACCAAGACAAGGTTCGTATGTTGATAGACCCAACATCATTTTATGCACAAGCAGCTGCTGCTGCGATGGGACGTGCAATGGATGACGTTGTTATTACTGCGGCACTAGGAACATCTTCAACTGGTGAAACAGGTTCAGGTACAGCAGACCTTGACTCAACAGCTAACATGGTGGGTTCAGCTTCATCAAATGATGGATTGACAATCGCTAAGTTACTTGAGGCAAAGCGTAAGCTAGATTTGAATGATGTTGATCCTTCTATACCGCGTTATATTGCGGTTGGGCCAAAGCAGATTGAAGACTTACTTGGAACAACTCAAGTTACAAGTTCTGACTTCAATACTGTAAAGGCATTAGCTCAAGGTGATATCAATACCTTCTTAGGTTTTGAGTTCATTATGACAAACCGTCTTAGTGTTGATTCTAACGATATTCGTTCATGCTTTGCATGGGCAGAAGATGGAATCACTCTTGGTATTGGTAAAGATGTCTCTGCAAGAATTGATGAGCGTAATGATAAAGGTTATGCAACTCAAGTCTATTATAGCATGGATATTGGCGCAACACGTATGGAAGAAGCCAAAGTTGTTAAAATCTTCTGTGATGAAACCCCAGACTAGGATAGGAGATTAGAAAATGACTATTAGAAACTCTGGTTTAGTTGCAAATTATCTTGCATTACCTCAAGTAGCTAGTCCAGCTAGTGAATTAAGAGGTAGAGTAAGGATTGCGGCTGGTAACGTAGCATTGCTTGCTGGTGACAGTACAGACAATGATATCGTTTATCTTGCACCACTTCCTTCTCATGCTAACCTAATTTCATGTAGAATTGGGTCAGATGCATTGGGTGGTTCTTGTACTTTCAACGTAGGCTTATATAAGCTTGATGATTCTGTTGTTGATGAAGACTGTATTGCAACTTCTGTTGCTGACGGTGCGGCTATTGCTGAACTTCGTTATGAGGTCTTAGATCTTAATACAACAGGTCAAAAGCTATATGAGCTTGGTGGTTTAAGCACAGACCCAAGTGAGCAACTCTATGTAGCAGTTACATTTAATGCTACAGGTGGCACAGCAGGAGATTTGGCATTCATTATTGAATATGCCGTAGATTAACATAACAACGAAGAAGACAGCTACAAGTTGTCTTCTTCTTATCTTTTCAGGAGAGTATATAATGGCTTCCGTAGTTGATATTTGTAATGAAG